GAGGAACCAAAGCAGCCATAAGCTGTTTTTTATTTTGCATAAAATACGGCTTTGATGAGAAAAAGAGAGACATCATCTCTCCTTTTCTTTAATATAGAAGTAGAATATCCGATTTATGAAGTTTATGAAATATATGAGGTGAATATATGGAACAGTTTATTTCAATAATTATATTTTCTTTACCAGGAATTTTAGCATATTTTTGGTTACAATTATTTGGATTGAATCCAACTGTGAAACATACTCCCACTGAAATGCTGGGGCTTGTTGCGTTATTATGGGTTCCTATTACAGGATTAACGTTTGCAACATATAACTTAACTGTTTTTATATTTGCGTCACCTAAGATTTATATTACAAACCTTAATGAAATAAGTGCTTTATCTATGAATCTTTCATTTTTACTGTTTTATGTATTATTCAGTGTATTCTATAGTTTTGTAACAGCGTATGCGTGGGGAAGATACTTTAATATGGTTGTTTTAAAATTAGTGAATAAAGTGAGAGTCCAACGTAAGGTGTCAGTACTTTCAGAGGAAACCAGTGTTTGGGATGCGTTTTTTATTAGTTTAGAAAAAGAGGAAGAGCAGGCTCTAATTGTAGAAATGTATAAAATAGATAAACCTGATGAAAAAATATATGGAGCAGTAATAAGGACGTCCCGCCCTTACGAGACGGAACGATCCCTTGTTTTAGACCAATCGGAGCAATGGAAAAAATCTCATGAGTATTATCAATATCCAGTCAAACGAAGTTATGTAGACGTAAAATCTGGAATGATAGTGAATGAGTTAGACCATTTAAACCCACAAATCCCATTTAATCGCGAGGGGGAGGAGTAGGAGCCTCGAAGGTTGGTCTCTTTACGGAACTATCTGGTAATTTGATAGGTTGTCCAGATGGTTTTGAAGAACCTGACATGTTTTGCACCCCCTTCCTTGAGGGATATATTCAATATTAAATGAATTTAATAAATAATTAAATATGTTTATTTGAATGAGAGAAGCTGATTAATTTGCTTCTCTTTTTATTTTGAGGAGATGATTAGTGTGAAGCGAATAGTAGACCAAGTAATTTATGAAAAGCATGTTAGCCAAGAAAATAAAAACCTAGTCAAAGATTTTCTAATCGAAAAGAAAGCACAAGGAAAAGCGGCAAGCACTTTACAGCAATATCATTGGGACTTACGAATTATTTTGTTTCTAATACATCAACACTTCGAAAATAAAAAACTTATTGACCTAACACGTAAAGACATTCGGAATTTATCTATTATTTTTCAAGAGATGGAAATGTCTAATGCTCGTGTAAATGGGTTAATGAGTGCGTTAAGATCCACATTAGAATTTTGTGCGGATGATGACGACTATGATTATGAATTTAATGTAGGTTCACGAGTCCGCGGATTACCTAAAAATCCAGTCAGAGAAATTACTTTTATTAGTGAAGAACAAATTGAGTGGTTAATCGACGAATTGCTTAAACAAGAAAAATATATATTAGCGACTTATTTGGCACTTTCTTACTACAGTGCAGCAAGGAAGAATGAAGTTTACCAAGTTCAAAAAGAAGAACTAACAGAACGTTATTTTACGAATGTAGTACGTGGTAAGCGAGGTAAGAAATTCAGATTGTATTATAATCCCCGAGTACAGAAATGTATTCGTTTATATATAAATCAACGAGGTAAAGATACTATTCCAGATCTGTTTGTAAGAGTTTATAAGAATGGTGAACGAAGAACGTTAAATAAGAGCGTATTTAATTATTGGTGCAAGATATTTGCTAAGATGCTGTACGAAAAAGAAGGGAAGGAATTTAAAATTAATCCTCATTGTTTCCGTCATAGCAGATTAGATAATTTGAAAGTACAAGGTGTTCCACTAGAAAAATTAAAATCACTGGCTAACCATTCTGATATTTCTACAACTGAATCTTATTTGAAAGACAGAAGTGAAGAAGATATTGCTGAGATATTTGGAATGGATTCAAGTTGCTTTGCAGCATAAAAAGGAGTGAAGAAATGACAATTGAAATTGGTTTACTTATTGCAGTGTTATCACTTGCCGTTAGCTATTTGGGCTATTCATTGAATAGAACAAAGTCTGTAAAGTCTGATGGACAAGAAAGTGCAGAAATGAGAGCAGAATTAGGGTATATCAGGAAAGGAGTTGATGATATTCGGATTGATCAAAAGGCAAGTGAAAAACAAATGATTTTATTTGGAGAAAGAATTACAAGAGTAGAGGAAAGTTCTAAACAAGCACACAAACGCATTGACACTTTAGAAAAGGAGATAAATTAATTATGACAAAAGAGAATATTAAAAAACGATTCCGCAACTGGAAAACATGGGTTGCGTTTTTTCTTTGCTTGGATTTTTGTTTACAAAGTTTGGTGTTCCAGAAGCTAAGAGCTTTTTGGATGAATTAGCACCTTATTTGCTGTCAGTTGGTATTGCATTAGGTATTTGGTCTGATCATGATGTAAATAGCGAAGGAGACGATAAATAATGGGTTACACTGTAGATATTTCAAAATGGAACGGTAATATTAATTGGCCTGTAGCAAAGCAATACTTAGATTTTGTTATTGCTCGTGTACAAGATGGTTCGAATTATGTAGATCCTTTATACAAAGGTTATGTACAAGCTATGAAGCAACATGGTGTCCCTTTTGGTAACTATGCATTCTGTCGTTTTGTTTCTGAAAATGATGCGCGTATAGAAGCTCGTGACTTCTGGAACCGTGGAGATAAGAGCGCAACAGTCTGGGTGGCTGATGTAGAAGTAAAAACAATGGATGATATGAGAGCAGGGACACAAGCGTTTATCGATGAATTGCGCCGATTAGGAGCTAAAAAAGTAGGTTTATATGTTGGCCATCATATGTACGCTCCTTTTGGTATGGCGAATGTAAAAGCTGATTTTGTATGGATTCCACGATATGGCGGTAATAAACCAGCATATCCATGCGATATTTGGCAATATACTGAAACAGGAAATGTTCCTGGTATCGGCAAATGTGATTTGAATGAATTAATTGGAAGTAAACCTTTATCTTGGTTTACAGAAAAAGAACGACCAGAACAAGCAGTTTCAAATGTTGGCTATCAATACGTTAAATCTGGTGGTTTTGGTATTTCATTGGTTCAGGAAGTCGTAAATGCTATGAATGAGCGTGGAACTAAAGGGAAGGTTGTCTCTGATCCATTAACTGGTTTAGCTTACTTACAAACTGAAGTACTACCTAATGGCGAGCTTGATAAGATTACAGCTTGGATGGATGAAAGAAACTGGTGGTACGAGTACATTAAAAAATAAAACAAAAGAATAGTTTTGTAAAAAAGGGTCTACTCATACTTGAGCAGACCCCTTTTTATTTCATTATGGATTGGATACAATCACGCTATTATTATACATTTTGTCTACTTGTTCTTTATTATAACCATATGTAAGTGTTAATTTATCATCTACAAATAAGCAGGTACCCACATTAAACCCTCTACATCCAGACATGAATTTTGGAAGTTTAGGAATAAATCCAACCGCTTCAATATCCATCAAAATAAATCGTACTGGAATTGCTCTTTTATTTTGCTGTGCTCCTTTTAACATATGACTCATAAATGAAAAGATTTGTTTTCCCATATCTGGGACGAAATCTTCTTGTTGTTGATCATTTTCTGTATACGTGAAATAAACAATTATTTTACGCTTTAATAGTTGCAATAAATCTTGTTTAGAATTTGAATGTAGTTCTGTATAAGGAAGCAATAAGATTTCATAACCCTGATCATATTTTTGAGCAGATGTTTTTTGATACATAATTCCCTTGTAATCTAATACAAATAGAGATTCCTCTTCGCATCCTATGATAAATTGCTCTACTTCAATTAACCCATTTTTAGGATCATAATAATTTTCAATAATTCGATTTAATGTTTTAAATGCTGGTTGTTTTGACATTGTAATTACTCCTGGGTATATTTTTTCTCGTGGTGTTTTTCAGCGGCTAATTCTTCAGGTGTTTTCCTTCTCACCTTAACTTTTAATCCATAAATCTTTTCGTAAAGTTCTTCGAAAACTTCTTCTGTTTTTCGATCACCATAAATTTCTTTTATAATTCTTAGGTTGCTTTTCTTTCTTTTAGACACAACTCATTCCACTTCCTCTTTAATCCAAATCTCTTCCATGTGCATGTTTAATGCTTTAGCAATTTTATATGCAGTAGGGAAAGTTGGTAGTTTTGTATTATTTACAAGCGCACTTAATGTTGATTGACTGATTCCAGTTGTTTTTGAAAAATCTTTTTGTCTTATTTCTTTTTCAGCAAAAATAATCCGTAACCTACATTTAAACTCCATATTACCTCCTCCTTAAAAATATATATCTTTCCACACAACATTTTGCATTCCTGTTCAATTTAAGTTTATTTAGAATAAAAATTTAACAGGACAGGCAAAACGCCTCATTCTAGTTCATATACCTATATCAAGACCACGAGGAATACCAAGTGGAACTAAGGACATCAAGAGGGGAGAGGATTATATGCGTTGGCAGTATAGCCACTTGAATACAACTCCATATTTACATCCTTCAAAAGAATTACGCCAAATGTATAACGAATCAAGGTCTATAAAAGAAACAGAATCGATTAGAAATCACATGATTAATCACAAAGTTTATGATCGAAAAGAATATAAAGGTTATTTTAGCTTATCACAGGTACTTGAAGAGGATTTACATGGTGAGGAAGAAGATATTTTAAATTGGGAAATTCTAATGGATTGTTATGATGTGGTTCTTACGAGAAAAGGTATTGCCTTTCGTGAAAAGGAAGAGGAGGAGTGATTATGACAATTGCAGGGGAAGCGGTCATTATTTGGACGGCAACTGGCTTGTCTGTCATTACGATGAAAGTTGCAGAAAAAATGGGGAAAAGTGTTCCACATTGGCTTCCACGTATAACCTTGTATACAACGCTCACAGGCTCATTCTTATATCTTCTACGTTATGTTCTAGTTATGTTTCTATGAAGGAATACAATGTGGAAGGTCAGGACAACAGGAATGGCATAAGAAAATGCCCGTCCCGTTATATTCCAAAAGAGTGCAATGATATCCTTATAGGATATCTAAGGGGGAAATGTTTATGTTGGAGTTACTAATAGTTCCTACAGCAGCATTAACATACGCATTAGTAAGTGATAAGTTCAAACGAAAAGATGATGATAAAAAGAAGATTCAAGTCTTTTTTGAGGTGAGTGGAATCGCAATTAAAAGAGAAGATAAGCTACAGTATCCCAAGTTTCAAAATCAAGTTGATGATGATCGTAGCACAACATATGTTTACACATTACCTGTAGGTATGCCGAGTAAAATTATTCAAAAGGTCGAGGATGTAGTTTCAGAAGGGCTAAATAAACCAGTACGTATTCAGTACGATAATTATAAATTGAACATTCGTGTATTCCACCGGGAGATACCGGAGGAGTGGGATTGGTCAACTGAATTAGTGAAGAAAGGGAAATGGCACGTGCCAATGGGGCAAAGTCTAGAGAGAATAAATTACCATGACTTTGATAAAACTCCGCACATGGTGCTAGGCGGCCTTACACGAATGGGAAAAACAGTGTTTTTGAAAGTGTTGCTTACCACTTTGATTGAAGCGAACCCTGAAAATACTCATGTATATTTAATTGATTTAAAAGAAAAAGGACTGGAATTTAGCGAGTTTAGTAATTTGAAACAAGTAGTAGAAGTCGCTGATTCTGTAGAAAAGGCACATCGTGTACTAGGTAGCATTATGGAGAAGATTGAGGAACGAGGAACACTCATGAAGGAAAACGGCTACAAAAATATAGTTGAGACAAAAGAAAAAGATAGGTATTTCATCATTGTTGATGAGGGAGCTGTACTTGCTCCGGCAAAAGGGTTACCGCGTCACGTTAACAAAATTCGGGAAGAGTGTCAGTACATGCTTAGTTATATAGCAACCGTATCCGGCGGTTTAGGGTTTCGTTTGATTTTGGCTACACAATATCCTACTGTTACATCGATTCCATCAGTAGTGAAACAAATGTCCGATGCGAAGTTAGGATTTCGCTTACCGACAAGAGTGGCATCTGAAGTTGTTCTTGATGAATCAGGACTGGAAACATTACCTTCTTTGCCTGGTAGAGCGATTTATAAAAGTGATCGGCTCACTGAAATTCAAGTTCCTTATATTAGCGATGAAACGATGTGGAATGTACTAAAACAATATGAGGTGGAGAAACATGAAAATACAAACACACATCAAATTGAATCGTCAGATGATGATTCTGACCTCGATTAGAAAACTGAAATTTGCCACACGTAGGCATTTAATGGCTATACATGATTTAGGTGGAATAAGAAATGCAAATCGTATATTAAAGGATTTAAGCGCATTTGTTAACAGCACCGTGTATAAAAAAGAATATGTATATTACTTAAATAAAAAAGGGCGTGCGCTATTCGATGATACAGAAAAAATAGTACCGACAATTCGATTAGCACACAGCCTTATGAGAAATGAAGCGTGGCTCTACCTGTTTTGTCCTGACGACTGGCAGATAGAAACACCTATACGTTATAAAATAGATGATAAAAAGAAGACAATTATTCCAGATGTGAAATTTCGAGATGAAGAAGGAATATTAAATGCTGTTGAAATAGATCGGACTCAGATGATGAATATAAATAGCGAGAAAATGAAAAGGTATGGTGAGTTTACAACTTACTACAAAGATAAATATAAGGGGAAAATACCAATCGTTCATTTTTTTACAGTAACAGAATACAGACAAAAAACTTTAGAACAATTTGCAATAAAACATGGTGTTTATGTGAAGGTTTACGTTGTCCCAGAATTTCAATAAAAAAGAGCTGAATGAAAGTCCAGCTCTTTTTGACCACCGACCACAAAAATGACCACACACTTAAAATAAATTAAATGAATTCAATGCATAGAATTACATTACTTTTTTATTTTCTTTGCGGTATAATACACAACGGTAATATAAGTTACACTAAGAGACATGATATACTTTATACGACTCATGTAGAGTGTGTAGCTTGGCTTAAGTTGGTATAATAGGAAAGCAGTTGATATAGGAAAATCTATACCATCTGCTTTTTGGTTTATTGAGAGTTTGAAATTGTATTCATAGTGAGAGGATTTGAATTTGAAATGATAGATAATTTTTGGCGTGATTTACCACGACCATTTTTCGTACTTGCACCAATGGAAGATGTGACAGACGTTGTTTTCCGTCACGTAGTAAGTGAAGCTGGTCGTCCAGATGTATTCTTCACAGAGTTCACAAACTCAGATAGCTATTGTCATCCAGAAGGTATGAAAAGCGTACGTGGTCGTTTAATTTTTACAGAAGATGAACAGCCAATGGTGGCACATATTTGGGGAGATAATCCTGAATATTTCCGTGAAATGAGTATTGGTATGGCAGAGTTAGGATTTAAAGGCATCGATATTAATATGGGTTGCCCTGTGCCAAACGTAGCATCAAGAGGAAAAGGTAGTGGCCTTATCTTGCGTCCAGACGTTGCGGCAGAACTTATTCAAGCTGCAAAAGCAGGCGGACTACCTGTCAGCGTAAAAACAAGACTTGGCTTTAAAGAGTTAAGCGAGTGGGAAGATTGGTTAACGCACATTTTCAAACAAGATATTGCAAACCTTTCTATTCACTTACGTACAAGAGAAGAGATGAGCCAAGTAGATGCACACTGGGAGCTAATTCCGGAGATTAAAAAATTACGTGATCGTATTGCACCAAATACGCTCCTAACGATAAACGGAGACATTCCTGACCGTAAAACTGGGCTGGAACTTGCTGAAAAATACGGCATTGATGGCGTAATGATTGGACGAGGAATCTTTAAAAATCCATTTGCTTTCGAAAAAGAACCAAGAGAGCATAGCAGTAAAGAACATCTAGATCTTTTAAGACTACAACTTGATCTTCAAGATCAATATGCAGAAGTATTACCAAGATCCATAACAGGATTACATCGCTTCTTCAAAATTTATGTAAAAGGCTTCCCTGGGGCTGCTGAACTACGAAATCAATTGATGAGCACGAAGTCAACGGATGAAGTACGCGCATTGCTTAATAAGTTTGAGGCGAGTGTTAATGTGGTAGAAGGTAGTGAAACGGTATAACTCCCTGAAGTCGAGGGGGTGGATTATATTTATTTAGTTTTAAGTTCTTTTGTAGATTGCAACGGAAAAAACAGTTTTATAAATGTATTGAACTAACCAACATCTTTGTGTTCCCGCGTATACTCTGTATATATGGAGTTTGTGGCTGGCGTGTAGAGATAGTTTGAATATGCAGATGGAAATCTAGCCCCTGATGGGGGGAGATTTCCATCTGTTTTTTATTTTACATAAGCTGAGTTGTATTATAAGTAAATGAATTTTTTGAGAGTGGAAAATTTTGTGTAGCTTTTAGTAATAACAACGTATTTATCTTGCAATTTAGTAATAAAAATATTAGAGGATTATGCAAATAATTCCTATATTAAATGTATAAAAAACATTATAATAGTGAGAAATATGAAATATTTTGTCGAATTAGTAATAAATGCATAGTAAAATGATAGTATTGATAGGTTTTGGATAAAAGTTTTTGGATATAAATGGATATTTTCAATGAAATGGAGTTCGTTTTTATGTTGAAGGAACAAACGAGGTATTCTCGACTTGCGAATATAACTAAAATGATTAATACAAAGCTGGATTTACGTGAAGTTTTAGAGCAAGTCACAATAGCAATTTCTGAAGAAATCGTTCAATGCGATTCTGTTGGTATTTATTTGCCGCAGGAAGATGGGACTTTTAGAGGGTATGTAGGAAAACCGGAAGTTATTAACGGATGGACGTTGGATATGCATGTCATTGATACAGACATTGACCTGCTGGCGAAAGAAGTAATTGAAACAAAAAAAGCCATCTATATACCTGATACATCAAAGGATAGTCGGCCAGATCCGAGAGCAGTGGAAGGGTTTCGAATTAAATCTTTATTCGTTCTTCCTATCTCTTTTGAAGAAGAATTATTTGGTCTAGTTTTTTTATTTGATTACGGAATTCCTATGAACTTAACAGAGTCAGAAATTCAAACGGTTGAGGCATATGTGAATATGGCGGCTGTTGCGATTCAAAATGCGAACAATTTAACTCATAAGGTAAACCTTATTGCTGAAAAACAGCTCTTGCTGGATGTGACACGGGACTTATCTATGTGTTCCTCCATGCAGGAAAGTCTTGATACTTGTTTTTCCTATTTAGGAAAAGTTTTAGACAATTATAATATCGGGGTTCATTTACTAGAGCCTTTAGCTAAGAAAAAAATTAGACCGGTGAAGTTAAGTAAGGGTTCAGAATGGACAGAAGAAGATTGGATCAAGACACATGATAAGATAAAATTTGATAAAAGTAATGATAGAGTCACGCAAGAGGTCATTGAAACAAAAAAGCCAATCTGGATTCCAGATGTTTATGCAGATCCGCGCCCAAACCATGATGTTTGCCGTAATTTTGGTATGAAGGGACTCTTTATGTTGCCGTTGGTTTCAATGGGAGAGGTATTAGGACAAATATCTGTGGTCAATCTAGGAGATAGTAATTTTAGTTATTCTGAAGGACAAATACAGCTGTCGCAATCTATTGTCGATGCAACTGCTTCCACGCTATCAAACCTTTTATATATGGAAAAACAGGAAGTTATTATCGAAGAGAGGACCTCAGAAATTACGTTTAAAAATAAGGAACTGGAACGAGTAATAACGGAATTGCAGCAGCTTAGTCGTGAGAAAGAATTGATTCTAAATTCTGCCGGAGAAGGAATTTTCGGTTTAGACCTTGATGGAAATATTACCTTTTGTAACCCAGCTGGTGCCTCCATGTTAGGCTATGATATAAAAAATGAATTAATAGGAAAACCATCCAGTATGGTTTTCAACGGAATTGAAAAAGGAAAGAAAAAGCAGGTGGCATCAGGTTGCGATGAGGATTGGAATCTGTACGATAAAACCGAGCAATTTTTTAGAAAAGATCAATCCAGTTTTCCAGTGGAGTATGTAATTTCCTCTATAAAAGAAGGGACCGAGATTGTCGGAGAAGTTATTACTTTTAAAGATGTAACCCAAAGGAAACAAATGGAGGAAGAAATAAAATATCATGCTTATTTTGATAGTTTAACAGATTTACCTAATAGAGTTCTACTAAAGGACAGGCTAACTCAAGGGCTGACATATGCTCAATTACATGCTGAAAAATTAGCAGTTCTGTATTTAGATTTAGACAGGTTTAAGTTTGTGAATGATACGCTCGGGCATAGCTTCGGTGATTTGCTTTTGCGAGAAGTTGCAAATCGATTAAGTGCTTGTGTTCCTAAAAGTGCTACGGTCTCAAGACAGGGCGGGGATGAATTTACTATCTATTTACCGAATATCAAAAGTGAAAAAGAAGTGTTAAAGGTAGTAAATCGTGTCATTGATTCTTTTTCAAGGCCATTTCATTTAGTAGACAATGAAATCTATATGAAAACGAGTATTGGTATTAGTATATTTCCTGATAATGGTGATACGACTGAAATCTTAGTTAAAAATGCAGACACAGCTATGTACAAATCGAAAGAAATATCAGGAAGTAGCTATCATTTCTTCAGTGAAGGAATGGATACGAGAACTTTTGAAAGTATCAAGCTAGAAAATGATTTGTATAAGGCGTTGGAACAAGAAGAACTTGTGATTTATTATCAACCGCAAATAAATGGTAAAACGAATAAGATTGAGGGTGTAGAGGCTTTAATTAGATGGAACCATCAAGAACATGGGATGATACCGCCTGATAAATTTATCCCAATAGCTGAAGAAACTGGATTAATAGTCCCGATAGGTGAATGGGTTCTAAAAGAGGCCTGTAGGCAATTAAAGAAATGGCATGATCAAGGTTCCCCGTTAATTAGTATGTCTGTGAATTTATCTGCACGTCAATTGGAACAAAGTGATTTATTTGCTATGGTCAAAAATGTTTTAGAGGAAGTAGAGCTATCTCCGAAGTATATACAACTAGAACTCACTGAAAATTTAATTGTTAGAAATACGGAATCAACTTTAAAAACAATGAAGAAATTAAAAGGTTTAGGAATCAACCTCGCTATTGATGATTTCGGGACTGGTTATTCATCTTTAGGTTATTTAAAAAAATTGCCTATTTCAACGTTAAAAATTGATAAATCCTTTGTACAGGATATGACAAAAGATGATGCAGCTATTACGAATACTATTATTACGCTGGCTAAGAATTTGAACCTTGATGTTATTGCTGAAGGTGTTGAGACAAAGGAACAGGTCGAATTTTTATCTGCACGAAATTGTTATTTGATGCAAGGGTATTTTTTCAGCCGTCCTATGGCAGCTGAAGACATCGAAAAACTTTTTTAAATAGAGAAATAAATTAAAAATGAATGGAGCATACACATGAAAGCAGCCCGAAATGTATTAGAATATTTAATAGCTAATGAAGTTAAACATATATTTGGTATCCCAGCTGGTTCTGTAAATGCGTTTTTTGACGAACTTTATGATATGCCTGAATTAACACCAGTCGTAGCGAAGCATGAAGGGGCGGCATCCTACATGGCTGCCGCTTATGCTAAATACACAAATCAGCTAAGTGTGTGTATTGGTTGTAGCGGACCAGGTGCCACAAATCTTGTAACAGGTGCTGCTAATGCTATGCGAGAGCATTTACCTGTTTTATTCATTACAGGTGCCGTACCTCTTAGTACGGTAGGTTTGAATGCATCACAAGAATTAGATGTAGAACCAGTCTTCAGGCCTGTTACAAAATATAGCGTTACGGTTAATGATGTAAAGGATGTACTTAAAGAAGTCGCACTAGCAATTGAAATTGCTATATCGGGAGTACCAGGACCTGTACATATTGCGATACCGATTGATATTCAACATGAAAATATAGAAAATGTTGAAATGCCACCACTTCCCAAAAGACTTCCTATTGTTCCTGATCTAGACAAAATAAAAGAAACAGCTAGAGAATTGGTAAAAAGGGAGAAGGGTTATATTTTTACAGGACAGGGAATAAGAAACTCTGTTCAGTTATTAATAGAGGTGGCAGAATTGCTGAATTGGCCAATTATAACAACTCCACAAGCTAAGGGATATATCCCTGAGGAACATCCGCTTTTAGTCGGAGTGTTTGGATTTGCAGGTCATGAGGCTGCCTCTGCATTGATTAATGAAGGGGATGGGAAAGCATTATTAATTGTGGGCTCCAGTTTAGGGGAAACTGCGACAAATAATTATAATGGAAACTTAATAAAAGATCGTTTCTCTGTTCAAATGGATTTTGACCAATCTGTCTTCAATCGGAAGTACAAAGTGGATATTCCAGTACTAGGCGATATCAATTTAAGTTTATTAATGTTAATAGAAGAATTAAAGGCTTTAGGGTTGCAAATGGATCGCGCTGAATTTACCGTTGAAAAGAAGAAAGAGGAAGAGGAAGAGAATATAGAGGAATATAATACGAAAAATGTTCTCCTAAACCTTCAAAAATGTTTACCGTCAACTACTAGATATACCATTGATATTGGTGAATTTATGTCGTATGTTATTCATCACATGAAGGTCATAGATTTTGACTCCTATAATATTAATGTACATTTTGGTGCAATGGGAAGCGGAATTGGTTCTGCGATTGGTTCAAAACTGGCTGAACCGGAGCGTCCGGTTGTATGTATTACTGGTGATGGCTGCTTTTTCATGCACGGGTTGGAAATATTGACGGCGAAGGAATATAATTTACCTATTTTATTTGTTGTGATGAATAATGCTCGTTTAGGAATGGTATATCACGGTCATTCATTACAATTCCGTAGAACTCATCCATCCTTTGAACAGGAATCAATCAATATTAGTGCAATGGCCGCAGCTATGAATATACCAAGCTATAGAGTCAATGAATTACAAGATATCAATCAAGATGTTATAAACAACTTAATGAATGTAAATGGGCCAGCAATTCTAGAGGTTGCCTTAGTCGATAATAATACTCCTCCTATGGGAGATAGAGTTAAATTTTTATCGTCTTTTGGAAAATAAGGTTGTTTTATTCACTAATAAAAAAATCATATAGGGATTTCCT